ATCAAGTCAAGCTATTCCTTGACACAGCGTACAGCCAGTGGAAGTGGAGATCCATTGGGTTGATCGTACACATGGCATACGATTGGGGCCAGCGCGTAGGTGACATGCGTTTACTTCTATGGGATTACATAGACTTAGATAAAAACAGAGTAGACCTTACGCAAAGCAAACGTGGAGTAGATGTACACCTACCTATCAGTCCAGGTTTACACAATATCTTAACGCAACAGAAAGAAACCTTTGGGTTTCAACAGTACGTAGCACCCCAAGTGCAAGCAAAAGATAACTCTTACAAGCCATACGCAAGGGGTACACTGCACAGATATGTCAATACTATACTAAGCGCTGCAGGTTTACCAAAAGAACTAACAGCTATGGACATGCGCCGTAGTGCTATCACTGAGATGGTTGAAGCTGGCGTAGACATCACACAGATTAAGCAGGTGAGTGGGCATACAAGTATTGACAGCCTCACGCCTTACATCAAGCACACCTTTACTGGTGCATCAGAAGCATTAGCCCAGCGCAATGCGTTTAAGTTGGAGAAAGAATGACTATCTGGCAGAAACACAGAGACTACGCAGAGGAAGTATCACGCAACGGTCCTTACCGTGGTGACTGTCCATTCTGCAACAGCAAGAATACCTTTACTGCTGAGACTAAGATGGGTGTACTGAAGTACAACTGCTTCAAGTTATCCTGTGATGTAGGCGGTAGGTTTGACACAGACATGACAGCATCAGAGATGGAGAGTTACTTCGTGAAACCATTAGTAGAAACATACAGCGACACAAAAGAAGAGACATTCGTGTACCCTGAGAATGTAGTGGACAGTAGCCAAGTGACAGATGGACACTTGCGTAGGTTCGTATCACGTTGGCCTGTCCTAGAGCACGAGACTTTACTGTATGACATCAAAGATAAACGTGCAGTGTTCCCTATCTGGCGTGGCAATACTGTAGTCGATGCTATTGGACGTGCGTTAGATGGAGCTATCCCAAAGTGGTATAGATACGGAGGTACTGCTGACTACTACAGACGTTCTACTTCAGGTAAAAATGGTATATACGTTATAGTCGAAGATGTTATCAGTGCTATCACTGTGGCTAAGAGACTGCCAGGTTCATCAGGCTTTGCTATACTTGGTACTAGCTTGACAGAGAAACACTTAGAGCATATAAGTGACAACGCAAAGAGAGTAATTGTTGCGCTTGATCCTGATGCTTTACACAAGACGTTGAACTACAAGAAGGAGATAGAGTTGTGGACAGGTCTTCCTACTTATGCAATGTACTTGCAGGATGACATAAAGTATGAGAGGCCAGAGGACATAGATGAACTAAAGAGGTTAGCCTATGAAGAACACGAGAAACCCTATGGCTAAAGACTTGAGACAACCTAAGTACAAACCTCAAGTCATACCAGATAAGAAGAAACCTAAACCAGTACGGAAAGAGAAGCATAAAGGAGATGCATATGACACAGACAAACATCAATCCTAGAACAGGTAAGCCTAAGTACTACAGGGGTGAAGGCAAAGACCTTAACAGTAGTGCAGAAATACAAAGAAAAAGAAATGTAAAGAGTAACCCTAAGAACAACCCTTTATCTATGTATGTAAACGGTAAGTATATATCTCGCAAGCACCCTTTGTACAAACCAGGGCGCTACAAATCTTTTGGTGAAGCTGCGTTCACTGCCTTGCAGAAAGACATACAGATTAAAGAAGGTTACGTGTACGCTATCCGCAACAAGGCTTGGCCTGAGTGGGTTAAGATAGGTAAGGCTATTGATGCACAAGACAGACTCAATGGCTATCAAACAAGTTCACCTATGCGTGACTACGAGTTGATCCATGCAGTATACTTTGATGATCGTAACCAAGCTGAGCGTGATGCACATACAGCAGCAGAGCGTAAAGGTGAACGCCAAGGTGAATGGTTTAAGCTTACTGAAGAGCAAGCACTAGATGTATTACGGGAGGTTACAGTTAAATGAAGTATGTATTGCGTAGTTATTATGATGAAGAAGGCTTTGACGCAGATGGAATAGGGTTCTATTTTTACACAGCCTCTAACTGGAAAGACTTTGAAAACGAACAAGAGATTTTAGAGTACTTACAGAAAAATATATATGCAGAAGGAGAAAAAAAACCCGCAAACTTAAAAAGCATAAAAGAATACCAAGATACTTTTAAAAGCTTTTTCGTTTATAAAAAAGAGGATTATACATGATTAAAGCAACGTACATAAACCACATGGGCTGCGACATGTCAGTAGTCAATGCGGCACGAGTAAGCTTTGGTAAGAAGGTAGATCGTATGTACACCAAGCCAGAGGATGACAAGCTTATCCATTACTTAGCTAAGCACAAACACATGTCACCCTTTGGTCATTGCTTTGCCAGCTTCCACGTCAAGGCTCCTATCTTTGTGGCTAGGCAGTTGGTCAAGCATAAGTTCCTACGTTGGAATGAGATCAGCCGTAGGTACGTGGACAGTGATCCTGAGTTCTATGAGCCTAAGACATGGCGTGGACGTGCTAAAGATAAGAAGCAAGGTAGTGAGGGTGAGGTAAAGACAAATGCAAACACCTCTCATCACAACAGTGTTACACTAGCATTATATAAGCAGTTACTGGATGAAGGTGTCTGTCCAGAGCAAGCACGTATGGTACTGCCACAGTCTACCATGACTGAGTGGTATTGGTCAGGTAGCCTTGATGCATTTGCTGATATGTGTAACTTACGTTGTGCCTTTGATACACAAGCAGAGACACGCTTCGTTGCCACACAGATCAGTGACAGGATGCGTAGGTTATTTCCTGTATCGTGGGCAGCATTAGTGGAGAAGAATTATGAGTAAGGATGCAGGTATCATTGGTGTTGAAACCATAGAGGAACACGAAGATGGTAGTGCAACATTTAAGTTTCACATGGATGCACATGCCCGTGGTTTACTGACAGAGGAAGGCTTGAAGCTAGTGATGTACTGTGCAGCAGCCAAGCTTGACATGGGTGTAGTGTATGACTTCATTGAGGATCACATCAGGTACAATAAGGATGAGAGGTTTGACGAGTATGGCAACTATGGTGAGAACAATCCACCAGTATCTTCTGAATGGTCACAGGATAGCCAAGATAAAACGGAGAACCTTGCATGACAGGTAAGTACACATTCGGTATCCCACTAAGAGAGATACGTCCTATGACTAAGGAAGAAAGGCAAAGAGCTAAAGAGAAAGAAGCATACAACACAGTAGGGTTTAACTTTTGCGTAAGCTGTGGTTGCCCTACGCCTAACACATGGTGTGAATTTTGTTTGAATGAGGAGTGAGATGTGGAACTAGCATTAATAAGAACACTACTTGATAAGGACTTCTATGAAGACCACAAGGGTATCCGTACCCCTGACAAGTTGTTCACTAAAGAAGTGCGTAAGATAAAGAACACATTAGACTACGCTATGCAGCAGTACGATAAGAACATTACACCTGCTGAACTAGAAGCTTTGTTCTTTACACGTAACGTCCTGACTACATCCAACAAAGATATGTACAAGGATTTATTCAGAAAGATAAACAGAGAGCAGCCACTCTCCAAAGAGATTGCACAAGAGGTACTATCAAAACTGTTCCAACAGTTAGTCGGAGAAGAGATTGCTAGGCTAGGCTTCCAGTATGTCAATGGAGCAGAGAAAACGTTAGAGCCTATGCGTAAGATCCTGTCTGACTATCAGGATGACTTTATGCCTAACCTCAAAGTTGATTGGGGTGACATCTCTATTGATAGTTTACTTGAGGCTAACGACATACAGTCTAAGTGGAAGTTTAACATACCGTCTTTACGTCAACGTGTAGAGGGTATAAGTGGCGGTCACTTAGTCATAGTAGGGGCAAGGCCAAACACAGGTAAGACTAGCTTCCACGCCTCTCTTATTGCTTCTGAGGGTGGGTTTGCAAGTCAAGGTGCTAAGTGTATCATCTTGTGTAACGAAGAGCACTACTCTCGTGTTGGCGCTAGGTATCTCAGTGCAGCTACAAACATGTCAATGGAAGAAGTCAAAGGTAACTACGCTCTAGCTGCTACTAGGTACAAACCAGTACACGATAACATTAAGATATACGATAGCACAGGAAAGGACATGTCTTGGGTTGAAGCTGTAGTTAAAGCTTACAGGCCTGACATCTTAGTGCTTGACATGGGTGACAAGTTTGCAACACGTAACACAGATAAGTCAGACATCTACTTGAAGGAAGCAGCTATACATGCTAGGAATATATCGAAGCAGTATGACTGTGCTATTATATGGATGTCACAATTGTCTGCTGTAGCTGAAGGAAAAGTATACGTGGATCAATCTATGATGGAAGGTAGTAAGACAGGTAAGGCAGCAGAGGCAGACCTTATGATCTTGATTGCCAAGAACCCTATAGTAGAAGGTCAAGATGAACAAGATACCCAGCGCCACTTGAATATAGCTAAGAATAAACTACGTGGTGGCTGGCATGGTGTAGTACACTGTGAGTTAGATGGTGCAAGAGCGAGGTACTTAGCGTAATGAGAAGAGTGTTTGATGTAGAGAATAGCATTACCTTACGTGACGGTAAGATATTCAATGATCCCTTTGAGCCTAGCAATACGCTGACACAAGTAGGTGTATTGTGCTTGGAGACAGGCGACAAAGCATTGCTTTGCTTTGATCACGCAGAGAGAAACGATGCAGCAGATAACAAGTGCAAGCTACAGAGATGGCTTGACTCAACAACCCTACTGATAGGTCACAACTTACAGTACGACTTGTCGTGGCTGTGGGCTAGTGGCTTTAAGTATGACGGTAAAATATACGATACCATGCTATCAGAGTACATCTTGCAGCGTGGCAACAAGTTACCTCTCAGCTTAGAGCAGTGTGCTTTGCGTAGAAACTTAGAACATCAGAAGGACGACACACTAAAACAATACTACAAGAAAGGATACAACACAAATGAAATACCATTGGAAAAGCTCAGCCACTATCTTGAGCTTGACTTGCGTACTACTGGTG